CTGTTTAACATCGGCTATTTTTTGCTCTGCGGCAAGAATTTTTTCTGTATTTGCTAGCTTTACAGATACAATATTTGCCTCGGCTGCCTGCTGGCTACGTAAGGCATCACGCGCTGTCTGAGCAACGTTTGCCTGTGCTTCTTCTTGACGCTCTAGCGCGTTGATGTATCCTTCTGTATTTTTAGGATCTCCAGCTAGCTTATCTTGTTGCTTTTGAAGATCTTTATTCTTATCCTTAGCACGGCGTAGACCAAGTTCAGCCTCAGCAAACGCAAGTTGTGCTTCACGACGAGCGCGGGAATTTGGAGGTAGATCTTGAGTACGCTGTAAGGTCTCACGAGCCTTTTCAAGAGTAATAGATGCGCGCTTCTCTGAAAGCGCTGCATCCTCTGCGTCAAAGCCAATCTGTTGAATTTCTTCACGGCCGTCTTCCAATGCTTTTGTAAGTTCAAGTTGTGCATCCTTAAGGCGATTGTTCGCCTCAATCATTGATTCAGTATTTTTTTCTTTTACAGAGGCTAGCTTGGCATACGCCTCTCCTTCATCTGCGTTTGCTTCTTCAATTGCCTTTGCCTTGTCTAGTTCTGCCTCAATTGAATCTTTAATGCGGTCACGCTCAAGACGCTGGCCGTCTACGACCAACTTCTCTATGCGCTTTTCAATATCTTCAATTCGTCGCGCCGCTGCAATTTTAGCTGCCGTGTTGTCTTGCGTTGCTTTCTTCTGCTGGTTTAGTCCAGCAGAAACAGCCTTGCCTACTCCACTAAAAGCCGCAACAGTTGTTATAGCCGCAAGACCTATTGCTGTAAGTATTCCAGGCAAAACTACAAGTGCAGGCGTTGCAGCTCCTAGGATAGAAACAAGAGATACAAAGCCTCCACCGAGAGAGCCAAGACCTGCGATAAGAGGGCCGATGGCGGCGGTAAGTGTAAAGCTTGTTCTAACTAACGTCTGAAAAGCTAAACGTGCTGCGTCTGCTTCTCCTGCAGAGAAATCAAACTTCTTGCCTAGCCCTTTAGACAGACCGTTACTAAATCCTTTTGTAAAGGACTCGCCCACAGACTGGCCGTCAGATCCAAGATTTATGCCACCTAAAGAACGGCGCACATCTCTTTCGAAGCCAGTCGTTATAGCCTTTACGACTATATACGCATCGCCAACTACTGCCACTTACTCACCTCCTTTCGGTTTTTAATTTTCTTATCCTCTAGTAATCGGTCCGTCAAGCGTGTTGCCAAATGGCTGGTCCGCTGCGGCATTTACTACTGTAGGTCTGATGAAAGGCTTAGTTTCTTTTTTCTTTTGCAAAGGATCAAAAGGAACTATCTTTTCTTCTTCCTCTTCTGATATAAACTCGTAGTCGTCAAAATTCTTAGTGTAGCCTTTTCCGCTGGCTGTAGAACCTGAAGTTGTCGAGTAGGCATACGAAGAGTTGTAAAAGTCTTGATAGATAGCTACGCGGGAACGATCTCTACCCTCTGCCTGTTCAACAGTTGAGTAGAACAGATCGTCTTCAAAGAAGTAGTGCAAGACGTCGAGCATATCACTTGCCTCCATTTCCTTTAAGTTTAATCCGTTCACGAGTGCTTTTCCATTAACGTAGGGCCAGAGATCTATTCCCCAGGAGACGAGACTTCTGGCCCCTGAGTCGGGCGTGAGGTATAACCCTCAACTAGCCAGGCGCTAATCTCTCCTAGTTTTTCCATCTGAACAATCTTGTCAGGGTGTAGAAGTAGAGCGTTAAATCGCTCGTAGCTTTCTTCCATAAGAGCATGCTTAAAGAAGAAGCTAATAGAGTTGGCAGCCTCTGCCGCATCATCTGAGTTTGACTTAGAAACTAGGTCTAAGAGAACTTTTCCTTGTAGCTCTGGACGGCAAAAAAATTCCTCGCCGTGAATCTTAAAAGATATTTCTTCTTTTTGGCCGGTGTCTTCGGACCCAAAATCTTTGAACTTGGTCATTATTTCTTCCTCCGTATTGTGTTGGTGTCTTTATTAAAGCACGTGCTTTAATTCTAGGTTATCTTATCAAATAAAGGTTGTCCGCGAGGAACTTATTAGGCTTAGTTCCAGGGTGTCGCACAGAGCGTGCATACACTACGCGACCTCTAGAACTAAACCGAAGAACCTCTGCCCTGTTAGGAGTAATTATATGTGGACGTGTACCTTCGTGATGGGCGAGAGCATATCTAAGCGGAGACCCAATAGTCATACTCTGCCCGTACACTGCTCGTGACTGCGTCATACTTATAGAATTCTTTAATCTACCGGTGTCAACTCCTACTTGAGCTTTTGCAGCGCTAACGATAGCACGACCTCGAACATACATATGACGTCCTACAGGCCCGAAGGGACTGTTAAGAGTAAAGTCCAGTGTAGTCTTACGAAATACTACCCGTGTAGGCCCAAAGCTTACACCTATGCCTGAAGATACACTGGGCGCACTTACTCTGCCAGCATTTTGAACACTACGACCTATCCGTTGCCCCAAATAGATTAGCGGACTGTCACGTATAATTCCAAAAAGTGGCATTATGGCACGACCATAGTTAGTTGCATAGCTGTTGTTTGAAAACCACCGTCAAACCCGGAGCTATCAGCTGTAGCAATGACGCCCATTCCAAACTCGTCTGGCTCCCATTGGTCAAGTCTATTAAGTAAACGCATGAACATCCATGCATCTACTACAGCTGCTTCAGAACCTTCTTGAATCTTGTCTGCAGAAGGAGCTTTACCGTTCTGTCCGACGACAGGAATTTCGCGCGATATAGAAATTGTGAGAACAGCACTTCTTGGCATTGTGCAACGTTGTGGAGTGCCTGCCTGGTCTCCAGGTGTTCCTAAGTACATTTGCATGAAAGAAACAACCAGTTGCTCGCAGTCAATTGCAGGCTCGCCTACAGTCCAAAGCCTGCGAGAAGGTAGTGGGACGTTGTTTTCTTCAAATACTTTAATTGTCTTCTCGAGTACTTTATCAAGAAAAACCTTAAGGCTTAACGCGTCTTCTGATACTGTAGAGACATCTGTTATTGGCATATCGCGTCTCCTAGTTGTCTAGTGTATATGTAGGTGTCGGTATGGCGCCAAGTCTAAGTGATAGGTTACCGGACGCAATATACACAGTTTCAGTTCCCCGTACTGCATAAAGATCCCACGTACCTGGGTCAACAAAGCCTGCGTAGGCATACGCGTCTGCGTAGGTAACCGATAATGTTAGCGTGTCACGAGACTCGTTTGTAACAAGCGCCGTTCCTGTGTCTGCGCCGTACGCAACGTTGCTTGCAACCTTGACGTACATAAAGGTAGTAGTCGTAGGAACATCCGCAATGTAGTACGAGCCGTTAAAGGTTGCGTTGATGCCTGAGATTGTCACGTAGTCGCCCTCTGAGAACCCGTGGGCAGTCGACGTGGTAATAATCGCCATGTTATCGGCAAGTTGCTTGTAAGAGACGGACTTAGATATATCATTAGTGATGGTATTGATAGACACGGCGCCTGAGCCAAGGTCACTTGTCTTAGTTCCGCTGTAGTTGCTGATCTTAAGGTTAGGTATCCATGTATCATCTGTAACTAAGAACGCGGCGTTGATGTAGTCGATGTTTACGTCGAGAGTTCCGCCGTCATTTCCCGTGATGACCATGTCAAGAACGCTTGGTGCAAGAGAAAGAGGCTTAGGGACGTGACGACGAGCGCGAGGAACGTCTGGAGAGAATACGCGTGCCTTTGCACGTGCCTTATCTGGGTTTGAAGACTTAAGGAAGAGATCTACAACGTATAGACCTGTGCGAAGCTCATCAATGAAGTCCTGGTTGTCAAGAACAGTGTAGGAAACGCCTTGACGAGAAATAGAAGTAACACGCTGAGGTAGCGCGCAGTCATCGTTGCCAGACCAAAGCTTAATAAACTCTGTAGCAAGGGTACGCGCGGCTGCCTTGCCAGAGGCAGGAGGTGGAGATCCGTATGTGTATGTAACTTCAATGTTGCAAGGTGCCCAGGCTGTGCCTGAACGTGCTTGAAGTGTAGAATGATCTACTAAATAGTAATTAGAAGGGTCAACTATCGTTCCGGTGCGGTCACGGACGGCGTCGATCTTAACTACAGGCCGTCCGCGTAGGCGTAAACGGGTAGATGGCGACATACCGTCTGTTGTAAGCTCGGCGTAGTCGTCAAATTCATCAAAAGGAAGGTTATACATGTCGCCAGCGACAAGCTCCGGCGTGTAGTTACGAGCAGAGGCGCCTAGACGATACGCACGAGATGCGCACACATATTTTTCTGTAACTGTATTGATTCCACCATACTTGCGACCAGACATAGACCATAGAAGTTGAGACGCTACCTTAACGGCCTCGTACGCGTATTCATGATCCGCGTAGATGTCAAGTTCTTCTACTGAAACCCAAAGGTTTGACACTTATCTATCCTGTCTAATCGTCGTTAATGTAGATCTTAATAAAGGAGCGGCATGCCTGTGTTGGTGGTAACACATCGGCATGCCGCTCACATTCTATTATTAAGAGGTTGGATCCTCTGTAGACGCAAGGATAAAGTCTACAGCGTTATCAGCGTTATAGTCTTCGTTTCCAGGAACGTTATAAGCTGTTGTTGAACCCTGTGAAGTGAAGTCTGTCACCGCACGTGAGTTCGTAGCTACCACAGCCGTTCCAGTATCTGCAGCAGAAGTGATTGTTCCGCTTGTTGTTGTCGTATATGTGAAGGTTGTTGTTGTTGGTACAGTTGCGATTGTGTATGTACCGTGCAAGGCAGAGTTTCCGTTTGTACCAGCGATTGTTACTGTATCGCCAACCTCAAAGGTGTGAGCAGTTGAGGTAGTGATTGTAGCAGTTGTTCCTGTACGGTAAGTGTTTGAGATAGTCTTTGTGATCTCTGGGTGCCATCTGTAGAAGCCCTTGCGGCCTGTTGGAGCCCAAGCATTACGAGCATATGAGTATGGACGCTCAGTTGCAACTGGGTATTCCCAGCGCTCATCGAGACCTGATCCGAATTCCGTGTTGCCAAGTCCGTAACCTTCGAATGTGTTTGCAAGCAAACCATTCTCAATTACGCGGTCGCCTGAGAGGCGAAGCTTTGCGTATGGGAATACCCAGTGGAAGTAAGGAAGTGATGCTGCCTTCTTTCCGTCAATGATTGCGTGTGACCAGCACTCGATAGCAACACCGTTACCTGCAGGATCATCACCTGTTGCAGGAGAAGACCAACCGATAGATTTACGATCTGGTGAAGCGTATGTGCCAAGGTTCTTACGAAGTAATAGACCGCCTGAGATAAGCTGTGTCAATTCTGGATCTGGCTCGCAGATTGCAAGTTCCATTGTGATACGCTTTAGTGTATCTGGAGACTTGTATGTAACGC